TGGGTTGCTGCGAATAGCATCATTTAAATCTTCCACAAGGGAAGGCATTAGTTCATGACCTAAATCACCAGCAACCGGATTATCTTTGCACTCTCTGGCTTTGAGTGCTAAAGTGCCAACGGTGTCTCTGTCACCGTATTGGCTTTTACTCATATCTGCCTTTATATGCTTTGCGTCTTATTTCACCTGCATCTCTACTCATTTGTTTTTCTTTGCGTTCGATATAGTCATTGGCTTTGCCAAATTCCTTACCTGCAAATTCTTTCTCTGAAGGTTGATAGCTTTTAACTTCAGGTGACATATCACCTGGGTTATTGCCATATTCCATTCCCATTCCTTTCTTACCCATATAACTCTCCTTTTAAGCAGCTGTTGGCGTAACCATAGCCTCTGGCTGCAACATTTGTAATACTTCTAGTTTTTTTTGTAAGTGGTCTAAATCCATTCCATCCAATTCTTTTATAGCTTTTATCACATTAAGTAAAGAAGCTGTATCCTCTTGATGGGCACGTTTAAGCTTATCTTGAGCAATAGCCACATCTGTTTGTATTTTGGCTTCACGCTCATTTGCAAGGCTCTTCTGTGATTGTGCGTAGGATAGCTTGGTTTCATTATCAATTTGCATTTGCTGCATTTGCATTTCAGCCATTTTTTGCTGTTGCTCTTGCTGTGCTTGCTGTGCCTTAGCCATCTTCTCAATGATTCGGTCTTTGTTTTGTATGGTCATAGCTTCAATGATTTCATCTTGTGGGAATATCTCACCGAATCTTGCTTGTAATTCAAATAATTGAGCTAATTCCAGCTGTTGCTGTGTCTCTGTCAATACACCTTGGACTATTTTTGCCCCATATTTGAAGAAAGCTTTGTTATCAAATTCAGGTGTTGGTTCTTCACCAATTACTTGTTTAATTTTTCCAAAAGTCCAAAAATATTGAATCATTTCTATTATGAGATCACCACATTCACGTTGTGATTCATCCATTTGATCAAAGTATTTTTGAAGAGTTGTTAATCCAGCACCTTGACGCAGCATTGAAAGTACTCCGGCCTTATCATCGACCGCTGATCCCATTAGCTCTTCATTGACACCTGATATCTCTCTAAAGACAGCTTTGAGCATATCTTCCATTTGAAGCATGACAGGGGAAGGAGGGATAATTTGCATTGGCTGGACATCATCCATTTGCATCTTATCATTGACTACAAGAACTCTGCCATTACCTGTATTGATAGAATCATCAGGTGTAAGTAAAGCACCCTTTTTTACTTTGATTCCTTGTTGTTGGCTGGAAAGTATGTCTAAATCTACGACCTTGCGGTATGAAAAAAGGTATTGGGCATCGCGTAAATCGCGGACTACGCCCTTGAATTTGTAACTATAGTATGGAGTGTCGGGATTAAAATTTCCGTACACTCCTACAAATGGATACCGATCAGTGCCATACGGTCTTTGTTCATCTATTATTACACGGCCATTTATACTTATAACTCTATTGACAGTTTGCTTTTGACGTCGGACAATTTTGATCTTATCTCCAAGCTCCATCATCACTACGCGAATATCTTCCTCGTCACCCTCAATTTCTTTAGTTTCTTGTGTGACAGTATCGATTGCATAAATGGCCTCTCTCATACTGAGATACCAATATTCATCTAAAGCCATTAGATTTTTGATAGTAAGACCAAAATTTTCGGGCATGTAATAGAATTTATCATCTTTAGGAGCACCCCCGACAGGTGTATTCTCTATTTCTTCTCTGTGATCTTTATAAGCCAGCATTGCTTCTTCTTTGGACATATATTGTCTTGTCCAAATATAGCGACAATCTGAAAGGTCTTTATTACGAAAGTAGGGATCAATCATCACCGATTTAAAATCAAGATAGCGCAGTTTTATATCTGGTGACACAGGATCTGTTGAAAAATCAGGATAAACAGCTATTAATCCAAAACCTTGTACTAAAGCTCCTTGCTCAAAGGCATCGGAATAAACTTGATAGCCCCCTTTCCCATGTACATGAAACAAGCATTTTGTGAATTGATCAGCTGTCTTTTGCACTGGAGATATTACAGGAATACAGATGGATGATTTGCGATTACGTCGTTGATGACCGCTGATCATATTGATTGTAGATTGAGTTAAATTGAAATTGAACATCCTACGTTTAGGTGACATATTCGAGGGATATAATATACCCCAGATATCTGGATCACCCAAGTAAGTACGTTGATCTAAATCAGCCTGATGCCATTGCTCTTGAAGGTTGTTGATTGAATCTTGATAATTGGTTTGCATCATTTGCTTGATGCTTGCATCAAACTCAGTGCCAGGGAAAAAAATTGGATCATTGTTCTTCAAAATAATCTCATACGTTTTATTTTGAATGTAAGTGATTTATTTTTTTAATTCAATCTCATTTATTGATAAATCTTCGATTTCAAAATGTTTTGATATGAGTTTTGAGTCATTTTCATTATTCTTTATGCCCTCAGCTTGCAATTCTTGACTATACCATTGCATTCCTGGACCTTTGGATTGTGCTCTAACCATTCCTACTATACCCTTAAGTTCAAGCATCATTGTGTTAAGTGCTTTCATATTTCTTTCGGTATGTTCTTTTAGCTCTTCAATCTTTTGAAAGTAAAGATCCAACTTTAGCTTTGTGATGTATAATTCATGTTCATTCATGGATTAATCACGTGTGATAATAGAAATATCATTGTAGATTGTAGGTCTGTAATTTTAACATTCATATCAACGTCTTGATCATATGTTTCTTGTATGATTTCTAAATGGATCTTAGCATACTTGATAAGATCCATTGTCTTTCTTTCTTTAGTAGTTGCATCAGATTCAAAGTTTACATCGATAATATCCATGATTAATCTTGTAAATTTCCTGCTATCATTGAAAGCTCTTGCATTCTTTTGATATAAAAATCTAATTTTTCTTTTAGTTCTGTTGATCTCAAATCATTTTGTTTTTCTGTCCTATCTTCCATTTCTTGGCATAGAGCTTTAGGAAGATCTTTTAAAAGTGTGATAATTTCATTAAGTTGTTGTTCCATTACATCCCCATGTATCTATTGATTGCTTTAATTTCATCTTGCCCTGAAGGACGAGCAGATTGTATTAAACACAAACCTTCTGAAAGATATCTCATTGAGTCACAATAATGACTAGACCAATCATGACAAGGTTTGTTTTGATAAATCTTTTTCTTTTCGTCCCATTCTCGATGATAATTTTCCAAAGACTTTATCAAAGGCATACATTTTAAGCTATTAAAAATTACTCTTGATGATAAAACAGATTTCACACCTTCTATGCCATCTACGATGAAGCTTTTGGGAACTACGGTAACGGGGATATTCATGTCTTCTAGAAGTTCTTTGCGTGTAAGCCCTGTAAATAATCCATCTACATGCTCTACATCGAAGGGAAAAAGATAAGTGCCATATCTATAGCCTTTATCTAGTAATAATGACTTATACCAAGCTAGTGTTTTGTTGCTATGCTCTTCGCAGTCGATGATCTTGATTGTATTTCCATCTAACTGAAAGAATATAATAGCAGTGCTATCATCCCATCCAAGGTCAAAACTGCAATGAACAAGCTTATAAGGGTCATATTGGAGTGGCAATATCCTTTCTTCATTACGCATCTTAGTGATAAGCTTGGCATAAAAAGCACCATCGACACCACGATCAAAGCTACAATTGTATTCCTGCTCTGCAAGCTCTTCGCTCATTCCTTCGGCTATTTCTTTTTTGATATCATCATCAGTAAGAATGCCAGTGTCTTTGTATGTTAAGGTTTGTGCCCACCAATCATGCTGAACCTCAGCCATTCGATATAGATCATAAAAGTGATTACGGCCTCTAGGTGTAGAAATGAACACAGCATAGCCACCATTGATTTTAAGTATGGGACGGATGAAATCCCAAGCATCTGGTGTTTGAAGGGCATATTCACTAAATATTACAATTTTAGGGTTAGTTCCCATCAAGCTATCAATATTATCAGAGCCAATAAGTTGAAATAGTGAGCCATTCGTTAGCCTGATCTTCATCTCTTGCTGATTTTTTTGAGCTATTATTTCTTCAGGAATATAATCAAGAATTCGCATACCGTCATTTGTGGTGCTATCCCATATCACTTTTTTAGCTTGAGAGTAAGTGGGCATGATATAAAAGCAGGTACAGACTTCTTTAACAAGCATCTCAATACACCAGTTGAATATCGTGATATCTTTCCCAGCTCTTCTATGACAACACCAAATTGCTCTTTTTGTGCCGCTATTGAGTGCTCTGAGTATCTGGAGTTGGTAGTTCCTTGGGTGAAACTTCGATTGGATTCTTAGGGTCATTGCTATAATTCCACTCAAATACTATGGGTTGAGGCTTAATATTTTCTTGTTTGATCTCTGTTTGTTTAAGTCTTGTTTTACCTAGCCAAATTAAGAGTGTATTATCGCCTTTTTCAGTTAAACCTAATGCTTTAGCATATTGATGTGCTCTTAATATTGATTCACCTTTTTGTCGCTTTTGTTTAGCATGTGTTGAAAGTGTGTAACCAAATTCTTTCTCAAATCTAATATAAAGGTTTTCTCTACATGTTCCAAAATAACCCGCTATTTCTGTAATTGGCGATCCAGCTATTAAAAATTCATCGACTTTTTTCCAGTCTATTTCAATTTTAATATTAGGCGCAGACATTTTCACCATTCTTTTTTATATAAAATGATTTATTATTTTTTATCATATAGTCTTTCCATCTTTTTACAATGATATCGCAATAAGCAGGACTTAGTTCTACACCAAATAAAATACGTCCTAATTGTTCAGCTGCTATTAATGTGGTACCTGATCCTAGAAAAGGGTCATAAACATATTCACCTATTGCTGTGTTATTCCTAATGGGTCTAGCCATACATTCAATTGGTTTTTGTGTGCTATGTGCTGTTCTTTCCTCGCCATCCGCTTGTGATTTACCAAAGCAGTTAAGATTAGATATTTCCCATGTTGTTGCCTGATCTCTAGCTCCTTGCCAATTATGATTATGTCCTTTTTTAACGGCATACCAGCACGGTTCATGCTGCCAGTGATAATCACCACGAGATAATGCAAAATGTTGTTTTATCCATATAACTTGAGATATAATCTCATATTCCGATTCAGTTAAGCTTTTTTCTACTTCTGAACAAAATTTACCTGCATGCCAAACATAAGCAACTGATCCAGGAAATAAATGCCAAGCTAAAGACCAGTTTACTTTGTCATCATTTTGCACGGAGCCTGCAGCTTTTATTGGTTTATGGGCTCCCTTAACATCATTTCTCCATTTAGGATCATAATTAACCCCATAGGGTGGATCTGTGACCATTAGGATAGGGATT